CCGCCGCCGCCGCCGGAAATCGTGATCGTGCAAACTTTTCCTGAGCAAGAAAGTGTGCCATTCGTTACCTTGATCGTGGTCACACCAAGCACGTTCGGTGTACCGTCAATCTCCTGTAACCGAAGTGGCGGATTACTTTGGCCGAACGCAGAGATGCCCGCACAGGCTACAAAAGCCAGTAAAATAAAAATTCTTTTCATCTTTTTCCTGTTGGTTAAGGTTGAGGTGTGTACAGATACTTGCCGCTGCGCTCGCGCTTCGCCTTGCCCGCTTTCGAGCGTTGCAGGCTGAGCAGCACGGCATTCGGCTCAAGGCTGGCCAGCTTCGGACGCGTCAGGTTCTGTTGTGCGCCAATGCGACGGCGCAGGGACTCGATAGCCGCCTTCTGGTCAGCTTCCGGCATCGCCTTGTAGCGCGGATGGTTGAGCAGCTTTTGGCCATATTCGTCCATCCAGCCGCTGACGCGCTCCACGCGCTTCTGGTAGACGGCATCGGGTTCGCCGGGACGCTTTCGCAGGAAGTCGTAATCCTTCCCGCGTTCGGCGGCTTCTTTGGTAAACGCGCTTTCTTTCAAACTGCCTTTCCGCTCGCCGTAATTCTGCACGCCAATCCCGACCGCACCAGGCAGAATCTTGACCGCCGTGCCAAGCCCTTCCTTCTGATAGGCTTCGTAAAAGTCGCGCCACATCAGCGGCGTCACGCGGTCAATGACACCCTTCTGCGCGTCAAAGTCTTCACCGGGATAAGTCTTGCCGGTCAAGGCATCCACGAAGAACGACGGCACGGGCGCGAGCTTGGAGCGTCCATAGCGAGCGGCAATGTCAACCGCATCTTGTCGGCTGCTCGACTTCTGTCCGGTCAACTTCGTGTAGGCGGCTTCGCCCATTCGGTAAAACAAGCGCATCGGCTGTTGCAATCCCGCCAGAACGTCATACCGGACATTGCCAACCTTGATTTTTAGAAAGTCGGAATCGTCCGGGTCGTCGTTGACTTCCGCGCCCGCCGCCGCTGCTAAGGCCAGCGTTGCCGCAATCATTCCGCTGAATTGCACCAAGTCGGACATTTGCCCCTTCAACACAGCGAGACCGGCAGGTGTCGTCACGTTCTTGGCATACGTCACCGGATTCAATACCTGGATTCGACTGGCGGCATAACGCGGCGCGAAAAGTACCTTACTAAGCGCAGGCAACGCAGCGTCAAACGTCTTTCCCAGCGAGCCGCGCCCACTGGCCACGTTAATCCAGTCCGCCGCCGCTTGGTAGGCGTCCTCTTTCTGCTCAGCGGTCAGCTTCGCCTTGTCAATGCTCTTTTTGTAGCGCGCAAAGGTTTCGATGCGAAGCGTGTCCAGATAAGCCTTGTACGCCTGCTCGGACTGCTTCACGATCGGGATGTGCTGCGTCCAATTGGACAGAAAGTCCTCTTCCGTCTGCCGTAATCCGGTTTCATCCGTAGACAGGTACAGCCCCGCGTCTTTGGCAATTTCCGCGTCAGGATGCAGGTTGATGCGTTTCTGAATGTCTCGGTAGTGGCTTTGCGTCACCTGCTTTCCGAACAGGCGAATATCGGGAATCATCGCCTCAAACATTCGCACGCCCGCTTTCGCGGCTTTGCCCCATTGCGTCGGCGGCAAGGTCAGGATTGCCCCTTGTCGCAGCGGCGCGGAAATGTCCATCGAGGCCATCATTGCGCGCGGCAGGTTCAGCAAGTCCGACGCGGCAACTTTGGCTTTCTCGGCCTTCGTACGCGGCGGAACGAAGAATTTGCGATGGTCAGCCAGTAGGTCATACAACGCCCCGCCGTCGCCCTTCTGTGTGGCATCGGCGACTTTATCAATGAACGCGAACACTTCTTGTTCCAGCTTCGGGTCAATCGGCGCGTTCAGGATGATGGCGTTGCGTTGTTTTTGGGTATCGGCCTTGTCGTATTGCTTTCGCAGGTCTTTTGGCAGCGCGGCAACCATTGTATCGGTGTAGAATTTCCGCGCCCACTTGTCGGCGTTCCAGCCCTTCGGCAAGGCGTAGCTGGTTGGCTGCTTGGGAGTCTTCTTGCGGTCAAACAGGCTTTGGAAGCCGCCTAATCCGCTGGCGGCAAGTTCTCCTTGCGGCTCGTTGCGGAGTCGCCCGACGCTGAAGCCTGCATCAGTTCCTTGACGCCCTCCGCGCCGCTCTGCGAATACACTCGCGCGGCTTCGGCCAGCTTCGCCCGGCGTTGTTCTTCCTCGTGCGTCCGTTGATGCAATGCGAGTGCTTCTTCGTTCGTTCGCGGTTTGCCCAGATTCAGTTTCACGTCGCGCCGCCTCCAATGTCGGCTGTAGTTGGGGAGCAATCGCGCCAAACTTCCGCAGGGCGCGTTTCCCGTGCGTTTCTACCACAGCCCCAAAATAATCGGAAAGGAATTTTGCGGCTTGCTCGGTGTTCATTCCAAACACGCCATAATCCCCGCTCGCCACAAATGCCGCCGCCTCGTAATCGTGCGTTTCGGGCGCATAGCCGCGCCGGTCAAGCTCTTTGTGAATGTCCGCTGCGTTCGACTGCGAATCCAGCCAATTCTTGCCGGTCAATGCCGACAAGTCCGCCGCGATGCGCGATTGCGACAGGTGCGCGGCTTCGTGGCGAATCTTCGCCTTCGTCGCGCTGATTGGCTCTGCCGGTCGTCGCGTGACAAAGGCCACGTCCTGCTGATTCACTTCGGCGTCGGCGATGGCCGCGTCCATCTGGCGCAGCATCGCGTCCATATTGGCGACTTGCGCCGGTTCATAGATGCCGCTGTCTTTCGCTTCGGCCAAGTAATCGCGCAGGTCTTTGGCGTCCTTCGCGCCAATCGTGAAGTTCGCGTCCGTCGTGGTCACGTCGAACTTCTCCGACAACAGCCGGTTCAGCATCGCGCCACCCCAATCGTTCGCTACCAGCGTTGCCGGACGGTTGCGCGCCGGTCGAAAGGTCAACTGCGCGTTCTCGAACAACTGCCGCCCGGTGTACCGCTCCGGCATTGCGCCCGATGCCTCGCGGCGAAACTTCGGCTGCCCCTGCATCACGCTTTCGCGCATTGCGGGCGTAATGTCTATGGAGTGGACGGATTCATATTTCGGCTCGTCTATAGTTTCCGGTCTGCCTGCTCGCTCATTGAAAGCTTCGTAACTGTCCGCTGTCTTTATTTCCGTGCTACCGACCCTCGCGCCCCACTTCCGGCCATACTTATTGGCGAACGCGGGCAGGATTTGGTCGTAGAAGCCCTTCATTCCTTCGCCGCCGACTTTCAGGTTGTCGCCTGTCAGGACGTGCAAACGACGCCCACCCGGCGGAATATCTGTAGACTGCGCTTCCGGTTTGACGATTTTCCCCGCTGCTTCCTTGCCGATGTAATCCGCAAGCTTGTCCTCGCTAATACCAGATGCTACTTGACGCGTTTCGCCATCTGGCATTCTCACGGATAGAATTTTTTCGCTTGGCTGCCAAAAAACGGCTTTTACCTGCTTGCTCAGGTCAAACCTGTCCGCCTGCTGCTCGCCCGTCGTCCACGTCATTCGCTCGTAGCCGTTTTCCGCCGCCCAGCGCAGTGCACGTTTGAAGGCGAGTTCGTGCCAGGTCTTTTTGAACGGCGCATCGGGAACTTTCTGTCCAACAGTATTGCGCTGCGATAACGCTCTTTCCGCAGCCCCTCGATTTAGATATTCAGCCACTTTGGGAACGCCACGAAAGTCCCATCGCACATACTCGCCATCTTCTTTAATCGCAAACGATTTGGGTTTATCAGGATGAGGCACAATCTCAGACTTGGTTACGTAACCTTTCTTCCGCCCTTCCTGATGCCAATCGCTTTGTATCTCTTCGATGTGCAGCACGCGCTTCCCGTCCGCGTCCGTGCGCTCGTTAAAGCGAATGTGGGCAAGGATGTTGGGTTCGTCGAAGTGAGAAGAACGGTAAGCATTGCTTTTGCCCGCCGCTTCGCGTTCTGACCACTGCTCGTAAAGACGGCGAGCTTCTACCATATCAGCCCCTTTTGACTTCCAAGACTGATACCAAGATTGGTCTTTCAGCCAGTTATCAAATGAAGGCAAATTAACCGCTTCACGCTTCTCCGGCAGCGTCAGTAGCAATTCGCGGTAGTTCTCGCCGCCCGGCAGCGTGTAAGTATCGTACTTCGTCGGAGATGCAGTTGTAGACCTTTCAAGGTTATTTATTGGGCGGGTATTCCTATGCAGCGATTCTTCGACCTGTACATTATTCGCCTTCAGAAACTCCTGCACGTCCGCCTTCGTCACGGTTTCCTTGCCGCGCAGGTAATCGTCCAGCCCTGTCCACTTCACTTCTTCCGGTTTCACGCCGCTTTGTGGGTTCTCGATGATGGCGCGCACCTGTGCCGCCGACGCCTTTGCGGGCATCTTGGCATCAATCACGCGCTCCAATTGCGAGAAGAAGCCAGGCGCCTCCCGCCGCTCGGCAATCTTTGGCCGCTGCGCTTCCAGTGCCGCAATCTTCCGCTTGGCTTCCTTGTCGTCTATCAGGTCAAACTTTTGCAAATCACGGATGTCCTTGATTTGCGCGTCTATGGATTTGCCAGCTTTTGCCGCTGGCTGTCGCACTTCGCTTTGAGCGCGTTGTGATTCTTCGGCAACAATCTGAGCATTCGTCTCAGTAGCACGTTGTTTCCTTTCTGCGCGGGCAATCCCGGCTTCCAGTTTGCGGACAGCCTCGCGGCCAAGTCCTTTTTGTTTCGCCCACGCCCGCCAGACTTCCGGCTTGATATGGGACAGTGACACTTCCTCCGCGCTCAGCCCCAGCGAGCGGGCAAGCTGCGTTTTCAATTCGCGGCGCACGTCGGCCATTTCCGCGTCACGGGTCAGGCCGAGCTTGCCCTTCAGGTCAGGGTCGTGGAAAAACGAATCCTGCCCGTGCAGCACGTCCGGCGTATTCGACTTGAACATCGCTTCCGCCACGTTGCCGAACTCGCCCTTTTCTTGCCCTTCCGTTAATCGCGCTTCGACTTCGCGCCCTTGCCTCACCATTTCCCGGCGAGCACGCGGAAACTCCGGCGACATTGCGACGGGTGTGCGCGTTCCGGCTACGTCCACCGAAAGCGGACGGTTGCCGACTTGTCGCGGGGAAGCGGGAGCAGGCGGACGGATAGGCTGACGACGGCGAGCGAGCGGCGCGGTCGGCGGTTCTTCGGTGAACTGCTCGGTGCGGGGTTCTCGTTTGCCGAACTCGCGCACTTCGCGCAAGTCGGCGGTGTCGGGCTGGAATGCCTCACGCTCCACGTCTTGCCCTTCCAGCGGCTTGCTGTATCGCTGCACTTCGCCGCCTTCGTACTCAGCATCGTGCAGGCGATTGGTCGGCTCAGCGTCCACGTCGGCGACAATCTGGTCGAAGGGTTGCCGCTCGTTGTACGCGGCTTCTTCTTCCGCCAATCGGCGCTCAAGTTCGGACGTTTGCGACGTGCGCTCACCGCGTCCGGCAATGTCCCGCCGCGCAGCTTCCCAAAGCGTGTTCAGGTCTTCCGGGTCTACGTCGTAGCCTTCGCTCTGAAGCTGACGCGCCAGCACATCCGGCGACATCTCCGCTTTCTGACGAATCACGCCAATGCGTCGCGCATCCTTCACGTCCTGCAACTCGCCTGCATAGCGGTCACTGATGCCGCCAAGTTCCGCAATGCGGCTCAGCAGACGCTTGGCAGGCTTGGCCTTGCCGCGTGCAGACGCATCCCGGCGAGCGGCAGCTTCCAGTCGGTCGGTGAAGCTCGGTTCCGGCATTTGCGGGATACCGCCTTCGGGATTCTGGACGGCATCGGGGCGTAGAAGTGGCGCTTCAGTAGATTGCGGATTGCGGATTGCGGATTGCGGATTTTCTGGCAGTCCCGCCGTCGGCGCGTTCGCCTGTCGCTGCGCTGTCCGTGCGGCCTGCATTGCCTTGCGGCGGTTGGCGTCGGCAATGGAAATATCCGTCGCAATCGCCTTAATCTGTTCCGCGTTCCCGCTGCGGCGAATTTCCCGTTGCGCGGCCACTAGCGACGAATGCGCGGCTTTCCAGTGATTCGCAGCGGCTTCGTAATTGCCTGCCTGCTCCGCTTCAACGGCATCCTGCTTGGCCAAGTCAACCGACTTCTGCACTTCAGGATTCAGCCCTTTGGGAGCTTTCGGCGCAGGCTTCAATCGCGCCTCTATCGCATCGCGCACCGCCGTAAACGGGCGCGGCGCATCCGGCGGCAACTTCATTTCCGCTAAATACCCCTCAGATTGCCGTAAATCTCTCAGTGCCTTGTTAAGCTTAATTCGCGCATCGCGGCGGTCGCCTTCATTTGGCGAATCCAGCAACTGCGCGGCGGCTTGCACCTGCTCATTGATGCCCACTTCGGCAGGCACAGGCATCCCCAGCAGCTTCGCCCGGCGTGCGTTGAAGTTCTCCGGCTCTGGCAATCGCGGGAAGCCTTGCGGCTGCACTTGTGGTGTCACAGGCGCGGATGGCTGAGGTTGCGCGGCCAGCGGTTCGGTGAGCGGTTCGGTCACGGGCTGCGCTTGGACAGGCTGCGGCGTGATGGCGGCGGCGTTGGCGGCAGAGCGTTGGTCAATGGCGGAACGGGTGGCGCGTTGTTGTTGGGCTTGTTGGCGAGCTTGCAGACGTGCGCCCGGTGTGGCAACGATGCCACCCGTCACGCCGCCCAAGATGCCGCTGCCGATAGACTCACCGGCAATATCTAACAATGGCTTATTCGCGTCGTACCCGCTGGCGTATTTTCCGGCCAATCCAGACGCGGCAGTCTGGCCAAGTTCCTGCAATCCTTCTTCGCGCATTTCCCGACGAATCGTCGTACCGGGACGTGTAAAACCGGTCGTTCCCGGCGAGCCAAGAAATTCAGAGAAGCCAATTGGCGCTTCAATGGCGGCAGCGCGAGCGGCTTGCTCCGGTGTCATTCCGGCATCAAGTGCCTTTTGATAAGCCTGCGTGGATTGCTGCGCCGCACCGTATCCGCCCGCTGCGGTTCGCGCTGCCAACTCCGCGCCTTTTCTTGCCGCTAACTGCGCGGCTGCCTGTTCCGCAAACTCTGCTGCGGTTGTAGGCGCAATTCGAGGAATCGCCGTAGCTGCACGAGCGACACCACCCGCACCACGAGCGAGAGCCATTTGCGGCAACATTTCGCCCAGCACTTCAGGGATATTCTCGGTCGCCGCCTTGCTCACATTGTCCAGCGAGTAAAACTCCGGCTTGAACACGTTCAGCGTCGCCGGATTGCGGTTATCCACAGGCAGATTCTGCGATTGCCATTCTTTCGAGTCGTCCGCAATGCGTTTCATCGTCTGTTGGACAACCGGGTCAGGGTTGACCATCTGGACAAACTCAAACGGCGTCTGCGTTGTTCCGCGAACCGCGCCGCGTGCAAAGCGTGTTCCCATTCTACCGAGCGTGCTTTGCGATGCGCGGCTGGCTTCTTCTTCCAGCTTGGCCTTCGCAGCGGCTTGCTGAAGTTTCTTTTCGCGCTCGTTTTTCGCAATGAACGACTCAACAGATGCCTTGCGTTCTTCCGGTGTAACCGGATTTCGCAAAATATCCTCTTGCGTGACAGGCTGAACATTGCGCGCCTGTTGCCGCATCTGGCCAAGCGTCTGCTTTGGACGCGGCGCAGGTGTTTGCGGGGCAGGCTGTACCGCCGCTGCTGCGCGGTCGAATGCCTTCTGCGCTTCGTTCGGCGCGTTCAGCCGCATATCAATGGGCGACTGAAACGGCGGCGGTGGTGGCGTCGGGTATTGCCGCCCGGTTGTGACATTGAGCGTGTTGCCGGGCTTCACCTGCGGCGAAGTGGCCGTCAGTTCATCTTGCAAAGCGGTGATGTTCTGGCGGCGTTGCTCGCGGCGTGTTGGCACACTTCCGGTCTGCCCGTCCACATCCTTCACCAAGTCGTCAAATGACGGCGGCTTGGCAGGCTTGACAGGCTTCACCTTCGGCGGCGCAAACTGCTGGTCGTAGCCGCGTACAATGTCATCAAATGGGTCTTGTGGCATTACTTGATTCCGCGTTTATCGGCTTCGGCTTTGGCTTGTTCGGGCGTGTACCCGGCTTCAATGGCGCGTTTGATAATGGCTTGGCGGCGCGGACTGCCGTCGCTGGTCGGTGTTGGTGGCCCGTAAGGGACTGAGCCAATCGGCGGGATGGTGGACGCGCCGAGTTTTTCCGCGTGTCGTTTGTTTTGTCCGGCTTGCGTCATCGCGGTGCGGCCTGTCGCTCCGGCCTGCTGGATGTTGACAATCTTCTCCCGGCTTCCAATTTGCCTGTCAACAATTCCCTCGCGGCTCTTAATCTGCTTGTCGGTGCGCTGGTTTTGGGCTTCAATGCCTTCGCGCTTCAATGCCGCAGTTCCAGACAGCCCAATGACTTGCTGAGTTCCGTCCTTGAAGCTTCGGACTTCTTCAATCTCTCCGGTTTCAGGATTCTTAATCATCCTGACCGTATCCTTACCAAGCCGAATCGCTTCTTCCTGCGCGGCCATCTTGTCAATCTGCGCCTGTCGGTATTGCCGTTCCAGTTCGGCGTCTTTCGTTCCCGCAATCGTCGCAGCGGTACGTGCTCGCAGCCCTTCCAAGTCCGCGCCACGTTTTCGCATCTCAAAATCGCGGTCTTGCAGCCGCTCGGTTTCCTTCTGCTGCTCCATCAGGCGCGGCATTTGCTCGTTACGGAATCGAAAATCGCGCCCGTGCAATGGGCTAATTGCCGTTCCCGTGCCGCCTGCAATTGCGCCCCCTAGCGCGCCGCCCAAGTCGCCCGTCGTCTGGAAACCTTGCGCTGCGCCGCTTAAGGCGTTCATTGCAATGTCCTGCCACCGGCGCGGAATCTTGCCGTCCTGCATATACTGCGTCTGGTACTGGTAACGGCTGTGGTTCATTGGCGTGTCATCCAGCGTTGAGCCGGGCGTGCCGAGGAAATCCGGCGGGCGGACAGGCTTAATCTCGCGTGTCGGCAACATCTGACCGGCCAGCGGCGATGCTTCCGCTCTGCCCATTGGCAGATTGGCACTCACGTCCACGCTTTCGCGCAGCGGCTCTAGCGGCGCGGCATCCGGTCGCGGCAGCGTCGGCATCGCATTCGGCTGTGGCTGTCGCCGGTTGATTAGGTCAATCCCTTTGCCAAACATCCCGCCTTTGCCGCCGCCGATGTCCGGCATTGACGCGGACGGGTTAAATCCCGGCGTCATTGGCACAGGCCGCTTCAGTTGCGGGAATACCCCACCACTGGCCGCGCCATCGTCGCCGCCTTCCATCTGCCCCATCTCGTCCAGCTTGTTGACGCCGGACTTGATGCCCTTGCCGAGCATCGCCAGCCCTTTCCCGAAAAACCCGAATGGCATACGCGCTCCTTTAGTTCTTCTTCGCTTCTTCCTTCGGCTTCAGGATGATCGCGCCATCCACGCCGTTACTCGCTTCCCACTTCGTCGCCAGTTCTTCGCGCTTAATGCCGAGCTTCGCCCAGAACGCCGTAATGTTGTCGTCAGCCTTCTTCGCGTCGCTTTGCAGCTTTTCCGCTTCAGCGCGCAGCCGTTCCAGCTTCAGCGCAAGGTTTTCCTGCTCCAATGTGACCAGCCGAAGCTCTTGCAGCTTGGCCGAATCCAGAATGACCGGCTTCGCTTTTTCCGGCGCACTCACCGGCTTGGCATCGGGCGTGTTTTGCAGCTTCGCATCTTGGGCGAAAGCGTAGGTTGGCAGAATCAGGCACAGTAAAAGAAAAATTCGTTTCATATAGTCCTTTCGTTACGCATACCATTTGTCCACTTGGTCGTAGGCTTCCACGATTTCAGCCTTTCCGAGAAGGCGCAGATACTCGCAGAGCAAATCATCTGCTTTCCCGTGCGCGGCTTCTGTGTCTCGCTCCGCTGCAAGCTCTCGCATTTGCTGAAGCAATGCAGCTTCTTGTTCGGCTTTAGATGGCTTCTTCATTCCACGACCAATCGAACCGTATTGGACGATGGCCTGCCAATCGTCGTGACCCAGACTTCCCCGACTACGCCCGCAGGCAGGCGAAACGTCACCGCTTCCAAGCCGGGAAATGAATTGCGCGCACTCTGCGCCGGAATCGCCACAATGCCGCCGTCGTGCCAGAGCAGCACAGACGACACGCTCAGCAGCGAACGCCCGTACAGGCTCACCCGCGACTGCGCCGGAATGCCGTTGTACAGCGGCACAACGTAGCCCATCGGCGTTTGCGCCATCCCCGCCGCGTCCTGTGTGCCGGTCATCGTCATCAGCACCGGCGCGGGCTGAAATGCCCGACGCGGAGCAGGCGAGCGGTCTTGCGCGACCACACACAGCGCAAGGCTGGCGCAGAGAAAGAGAGAAAGTAGATGTTTCATAAACTTACGGATTTTTGAGGTCGTTCAAAATGTTACACCACAAATTTGTCGAGTCCGTGGCATAGCAGTAAACCAAATCCACGGCATTTGCTGTGAGAGTTAGGATATTCGCACCGCCACCGCCCGGATATTTCAGGCTTGTCGGCGGTGTCCACGTCCAACCCCCCGTGCCGTTCTGCGTGATTCGCAGCACGTAATTCCCGCCTGCCTTGATGTTACTGAACGTCACGGTTGTCCAGTTGCCGGTAATCGTTGCGGTTACATAGTTGCCGTCGTTAAAGTCAATCGTGAAGCTGCCGGACTTGTTGCCGAGCGCGTTGACCGTGCCGTAATACTGGTCGCCTTCCACCGTGAAGCTGTCCGCAATCCCGCCGCCCGCGTTATTGTTCGCTATCACAAACCGCGCCGTCTCTGCGCCGCCGGTCGCCGTTGTCCAGCGCACCGCCAACCGCGTGGCATCCGCTAATGAGCTTGACGCATTTTCCAGCCGGAACAATTGACCGATACCCAAGTTCGCTCCGCCTGCCCCGCCGCTTGATGTTAAATCAATCTGCATCGCGTCGTGGGTTGCGCCCGTGCTGGCGGTCGAAAGGTTTTGCGTAAACAGGCTGGACGAAGGCGCGAACGTGTAGCGCGTCGTTCCGCTACTGGATGAACTGGTCGCCGCGTTGATTTTTACCGGGTCGTGCGTGCTGGTCGCGCCCTGAAAGTTAAAGCCGTTGGAGAGGAATAGGCCGCTGGTCGTGTTGTAACTCGCGCTCGAAGTCCACCACAGGCCGGGAGCATCGCCGTTCGTGCCTCCCACAAATGGGAGAACGAAGCCGCCCGCCGTGCCGGGATGGGTCGCGCCGTTCAGCTTGAACGCGCTGTTAGTGGAAGCCGTCGAAAGGTCAATCACACCCGCCGCTGCGGAGGTTGCCGTCAGCGTGCGCGTCGTGTTGTTCCACGTCAGGGTATTCGTGCCGGTGAGGATATTCGAGCCATCGCCATAACCAATATACGTCGCGGTCAATGGCGCAGCCGCGCCGCTTGTAATGGGCGTCCAACCGGTATTCCCTGAGCCGGATTCTTTTACATACAGCGTCGTGCCTGATGCGCCATTCGTGCGGCGATAAATCGAGCCGACCGCCGCCGTAACAACGCCCTCCGGCGAGCCTGTGCCGTAGTTGTCGAAGACCGTCGTGCCGTTCCAGAACAGCTTGCCGTTCAGGGTCGCATTCAGAATAGGCAGCGATGAACTGCCGATGCTGTAACTGGACGCTGCGCCGGGCGTGAAATCGCCCGACGTGCCGACCGTCCATTTTTCCGTTGAGTTGCTGTAGAGGCCAAACGGATGATTCGAGAAAGAGCCAATCGCCAACCTGTCCGGCGCACCGCTTAACGCTTGAAATCGCCCGATAATGGCCGATGCGGACGAGTCGGTAAGCAGGTAGTACGGGTTAGAATTACCCTTTGCCTCCACTGCCGCCGTGCTGCTTCCATTGCTATTTATCACACGCAACGCACCACTGGCCACATCGAGCGCATAGGACGAGTTGCCTGCGGTGTTAATCCCTGTGTTCCCGGTCAGCGTGTTATTCGTAGCCAATGACAGGCGATTTGTGCCGCCTGCGGTAAAATCCAGCGTGTCCGCGCCTGAGCTATAAATGCCTGTATTTGTATCTGAGGCAAAGCTGAAGGTAGGCCGCCCCACTGCTCCCGCCTGTAACAAAACCCGCGACGCATCGCCTGCAAAGGTGTTCGAGCCGGTCAGGTCGCCGACCAGTCCCGACGATTCCAGCGCCGTAATTTGCGAGCGCGTTTGAATCAGCGCGATGTTGGACGACCCCGCCACAAGCTGCGGCGTGATGTACGGGAACGTGATGGTTGCGCCAATGTTCGTGTCGTAGTACGACGTGAACGCATTGCCGCCAACTTGAATAAACGGCGCACCGCGTGAATTGAGCGCATTGCTGTTCGTGTACGTCGCGCCGGTAGTTTGAATGCTGTTGGTCGCATCCCAGATGCCGCGCTGCCCGTTGTCCACAAAGTCGAATTTCAGCGGCGTGACTGTGCCGGAGGTGGGAGCGATAAAGCTGTTGCCGAAGAAAGAGCCATACGACCCGGCCTTAAATCGCACGCCATTGTCCGTAAAGTCTTCCAGATTGTTCCCAATCATTACCGCAAAGACATACCTGTCCGCCCCGTCTTCGGCCAAGTTGTCGCCAAAGACCGCCCAGCTTGCGCTTGTCGAGCCGGGATTAATGCCGTTGTTGGAAATCAGCGTCGGGCGTCCACTGTGAATCCGATACGCGGCGGTACTATTGCCGGTCACGGTGACATAGCAGTTCTGAATCAACAGGTCGTTTGAGCCGAGTACGTCAATCGCGTTGTTGCCTGTTGCAGCTTGCGAGACAACGACGTTATCCAAGCGGCTCTGAAACATCCCCGCCGTGTCGTAGATGCCGCGCCCGGTAAAACTCAGAATGCGGATATTAGAAAAGCGAATATTGAACGGCGTATTTGCCCCGCTCACGGTAATACCGTTATTGCTCGCGCCGGAGCCAAAGCCTTCCAGCGTCAAATCCTTAATCGTCACCGTATGCAAGGCGGACGATGCCGTATCTAAAACAATCTGCCCCGCTGTGTTCGTGCGCGATTTCAAAATGGTGACGTTCGGCCCATCCCCTTCAATCGTGATGCCGTTTGACGTGATGGCCACCGTTCCCGCGTCCACGAGATACGTTCCGGCGGGAATCTTCAGTGTGCCGCCCGACGCATTGATGGCTGTCACAGCGGCGGCAAAAGCTGCCGTATCATTCGTGGAGTTGTCGCCTTTTGCGCCAAACGCCCGCACGCTATACACGCGCCCCGTGATAGAGGTCTGCGCGAAGCTCGACACGCTCGCAAAAGCGAGAAAGAAAAGTAGAAATATGAAGCGTTTCATTTTAGAATAGAGAAATGAAAATCCTGCTAATCATCATTTTGACGTTCTGGGCAATGGCAGTAACGATTAAACAGCCAATTCTTGATAAACAAGCAGCCGACCCTCTCTGCTGGGCAAGAAGCGAATCAATTTGGTCAGTTCCTTGCGGGTACGCGTTTTTCCTTTCCGAAGCAAAGCCATTTACCCCAGAAGACAGTCCTATGCAGTGGCCATCTGTGCAAGGTTTTGCGCCAACCTATCAAGACGCAAAGCGGCAAATTCAAGAAATTTTTGAGGCCGACAAGCAGCGCGGGCTAGTCCGCAAGTGTCAATAACAAAAAATGCTTTTTCATTGTAAAATCAGGCTATGAGGAATTTACTTATACTTGTCGCCGCGCTTCTGGCCGCGTTCTTGATTTTTCAATATGGTCAAGGGTATGCCCTAAAAGAGCGTGCCAAAAAACACGGCGCAGACTGCGTTCTTCAGGTTGGATTAACCGAAGATTGCGAGCTTGGTCTTTGGGTAAAACGTGAATTGCAAGCCGGGAAATGCACCACCGTGCGCGTCGTGAAGTGAAAGGATTTTACTTATGGGCGCAGAATTTTGCTGTTGGAAACCGGACGGCTTACGTAGTCACATAGAACGGCATAATGCTTGCTACTTAGATGTTTTAGGCGAAGGCAGCAGGTCACATGTTCACGCGAAATTATTGGACATGATGGATCGTGAGCACTTGGAGTGCTTCGACATGTTCACAGCTTCCCATCTTCCGCAACTTAAGCAAGTATTCCCGCCCACTGCCTTTGCACAGATCGAACGCAGGATTCAGAAATGGGGACAGGTGCAAATTCTTGTTTTTCCCTAAGATTGTGGAACTCTTAATAGCTTTGGATGACCCAATTCGTGCCATTTGACATCATTTGCAGACAGGTTGTCGGCGCGTACAGTGTTCCGATCGTAGTCACGCCATCACTAATCGTTACCGTATTGACATCCGTCGTCGCCTTGCACACGCTGACCAGCCGCCCGGAATTGCCCGCCGCTGCGTAAAGCGTGGTCGTATAACTGCCTCCGGCAGTATTGACCGAAACAAGCCAGTCCGTCGTCAGAATGTTGTAATTCGTGCTGACCTGTGTCGCGGTAAAGGTAGTCGAGCCGCCGGTTGCGCTGATTGTGCCGCTGGAAATTTGCAGGCCACTTCCCACCGAAAGACACGCCTGAATGTTTCCTGTCGCTGCGTAATAGGCCAACTGATCAGCCGTGCAGCTTGGAAACCGCTGGTCAATCTGAACCTTCGTGTACGCTTCGGTATTCGGCGGGACGATTGCGCCCGGCGCGTTGTAATTGCAAATCGCTGTCCATGTCGTCGGCGTGGTCGTCGGGATGGCCAGTTGTTGCACCGAGCCACAAAGGTAGTAGCTGAGCAGCGAACCGTCAGGCCGGTAGAAGCCCATCACATAACGAGCCTGGTTGTTGATAACCGCGTCTGTCGTGCTGGGAATCGTGAATTGCGGAATCCACGCCACATTGCCCGAACCGCTGTTGATAATTGAAACCGCGACTTGCTTATAAAACTGACCACTGCCCGGCGTTCCCGGCTGGATGTTCTGGCCACCGCTATCCTGAAAGCCCATCGTGGCATAGGTGCGGAGTAGGACATATTTGTAGACGGTTGCCGTCTTACTTCCTGTTGTTCCCCCAAACGTGGTAGTCAGCGTGATGGTTGTTGATGTAACACCGGCGACCACGTATTGCGTGGAATCTCCGCTAAACACGATTTGGAAGCCTGCGACACCAATCATCGCAGATGGAATCACCCCAGCCGCTGCGGTAACAGTCGTACTCCCATTTGTCGTGCTGACCGTGAATGTGCGGTCAGTACCTATATTGGTTGGATTGAACGGAAGATTTTGAAGATTGTAACTCGATAATGTTACGGTCGTGCCGTAAGACACAGTTACAGATACGCACAAAAGGGCGAGTGTAAGTAATAATCTCTTCATTGCAGTAAAAGGCTGTGGTAAAATACGCGAGCCGCTGGGATGTTAGCGCATCCGTAGCGGCTCTAATCACTACTTTCATTTAGGAGAATGAACAGCAATGACTAACGCGAAATCTAATCTCTTATTCGACCTACCACAAGAGGAAATCTGGATTACAATCGAGGATTTTCCAGATTATGAAATTTCATCATTTGGAAGAGTAAGACGGCGAACGAAGTATAAGCGGTATCACGCTGGATACATTCTTTCGCCCGGTGACGTTGATGGCTATCTGCACGTCTCGCTTACTACTAATAAGCAGCGAAAACAATTTTATGTCCATCAGCTTGTCGCAAAGGCATTCCTAAAACCAAGAGAGCCGGGACAATTTCATGTCAACCACAAAGATGGAATAAGGTCAAATAACTCGCCACACAATCTTGAGTGGGCGACACCGCTACAGAATCAGAGGCACGCAATTGAAACGTTAGGCGCAGATAACTCCGGTGAAAGGCATTTTAACGTAAGGCTAACCTTTAGCGACCTAAAACAGCTTTGCGAGCTTCGCGCAAGTGGTAAATCCGCAAGTGAAATTGCAGCCGTGCTAGGCGTAACATCGAGCTGTGTTGTTGGGATATTCACGGGCAAGACTCGTAAGAAGGAAATGGCGGCACTTGGATTCGTTTACCAGCCATTGCCTCATATTGGACGCGTCGGGAGCAGTAATAGCCAAGCGGTATTAACCGAAGAATCCGTCCGTGAAATTAAAGCCCTACTCCGGCAAAATCTCACTGGTCGTGAGATTGCGCGCCGCTTTGGCGTTCACCCTCAAACAATTTCCAATATCAAGACCGGACGTATATGGATTCACGTAAAAGAAGATTCTCCCGCCGCCCCCGCCACACCAGCAGAGCCGCATACAGAGCTAGCGGAATAACGGCCAGCCGATGCCCTACCAGCAGCCAGCTTGCCGACGCCATCAGGAACATCCCCACATAGCCGGGATGCTGAAGCCAAGCGTATGCGCCTGTCCGAATCACACGCGGCGGACGCTGAATGACGTGCGTAAAGAACGGATTCGAGCGCAACGCCCACAAGTGTAAGACTGAGCCAGTCACAAACAGAAGCAAGCCCGCCGTCAACTGCCCATTACTCGGCAAGTCACTTGCCGAAATCGAAGACGCCGGAATTGAGTAAAATAGTCCGTGCGCTGCGTAAAATTGCCAATCCTTGCGCGCAGGGGATGGCCGGGAAGGAACGAGAGCCGCGCCTATCACCAGATGCAGCGTAAAGAGTCCCAGCCAAAGCAGAATCATATAAACCGAGAGGCAATCCCCAGCGCCCCGCCCGCGAGTGAGTTCCAGAAGCCGCCTTGCTGCTGTTGCGTTTGCGTTCCCGAAGTTTGCAACGGCCTACCGATGGTCATTTCCGCAAGCCCCATCTGCCGGGCAAGTTTGGCTTGATTGGCGTCCATTCCCGATTGTCGAATCTGCGACCCATAATCAGCCAGAAAATCCCTGTCCCCCTGCTGCTGCATTGCCATCCGTGCCGTTTGCGGAATGTTCTGGTTATACGAGGAATTAAGGCGAGCCGCATTGCGTTGCTGAGCGCGGTCGTACTGAGCTTGCAGGGCGGGCGCAACAGACTCCGGGGTATCCTGAAAGCCGCGCACCGCTTGAATGTCGGCAGTGTCCGTCGGTCGCCACTCGGTATATTTATTCTCCGTCGTTTGTACTTGTTTTGGTTTGCTCATATTTCACCAACACAACAAAATCGTTATCCCTGCTTTGCTCTGTAAACCCCGCCGCCTTTGCCAGCCAAATGGATGCTCGATTGGTCGGCGCAATCTTCGCCACAAGACTCGGCGCACCGAGCGCCAACAGGCGATTGCTAAACTTCTGCGCATACTCCCGGAGGATGGCGGGATGTAAGCGATGCCGCTTGGCCGTCGCGTGAACTTCCAGCACGTCACCGTCAAGCGGTTCCGCTGAAAAGTACGCCACTGGCTCACCATTCAGGCAGACGCCCCAATTGACCGCGTTTCCCCATTCATAGCCAAATTCGCGGACTTCCGCTGGCGTAAGGTCACGAACAGAAAGCATCAGAACTTCATCACGGCAACGCGGTAGCTTCCCGACGCCGGATCAATCGCGCCCGCTGAATAGTTATTGAATCTAACGCTGACCGTATTGGCGGCGCTCACCCAGGCCGTGAAGCAACTGTTTGCATCCGGCGTAGCAGGCGCTGCCAGAAACACCGGATCGCCCACCGACGCGCCCGTCACAGTGATGGTCAAGTCGCTGCTGGTTTGCGCCAATGTGTTTGGGAAATCCAGCGTGGCCGATGCGCTGTAAACTGCCTGAATCTTTGTGCCGCCGGAATCAATCGTAATCGCGGCAAACGTTGGCTCGCCCGTCGTCTTCAAATCCTGGTCAGCATTGACTTGCAGCGTGTTACCACTGAAGGCCAATGTGACGCCGTTCCCATTACCACCAACGCTTTTCGCCTGTGGCTGCCCACCGGAATCAAACCCGATAATCTGCGCCGACGTGCCGACAGCGGAGATAGAATCTGTCTGTGCGGCGGCGGCGGCAGCGTCCACTTGTGCCTGCACGCCCACGCCTGCCAGATAGTCAAAATCTACGACATCAATTTCGGCCATCTTATCGCCAGATTGGATTGAGCAGGCCGAAGACGCCCACTTCCGTTACTTCCGCGTCCGCATCGTTTGAGTTGAGTTGAATCGCAAACGCCTGCGCGTTCTGGACGTTTGTATTGACCACTGAGGACATTTGCAGTGTGCCGCCAAGCGTGTACGGCCCGGCTGTTGCACCGCCTGCGCCTTCCGAAATAGAGGGAACGGCGTTTCCCGGCGTGATAGCGTAGATGTAGAGGCTATCCGCGTCGCCTGTCACCTTGACGCGTTTCAGGACTTGCCGCATCCCGTCTTTGTCAATGAATGGCCACGCGACGTACCGCGTCAGCCCTGTGCCGTTGCTCCCTTCAAACTGGTACACGCGATTGTTTGCGCCCACCAGGTAGTTCATGTAACAGGTATTGGAGACGGCTGCCGCGCATTTCACAAGACCGTTGGTGTCCAGTTGTGGCAATGACCATTGATTTTGCTGCAACATAAAGGGAATCGTGATCGTGTACGATCCATTGTTCCACATCGCCAGCACCGCAGCGTTGGCGGGGTCAATCGCCATCACCACGCCAGCAATCGTCCAGCTATTCAGGTCACTTTCAATATCCGCGCTCAGTTCCAAATCCGGCGAGTCGTCTACGCGCGTGCGAATAATCCGCACTCCGCTGGATGTGCCGACGGCGGCATACAAGACGCCCTCCGAGATGACCGCTTGAGTAGGCGAAGAAAACCCAAACGCCCACACCTGACGCAGCAGGAACGGCGCACCTTCCTGTTGGGTGAACGTGACTACTTCCAGTCCGTTCGTTGTCAACAGGTAGATGCGGTTATCACCCGGCAGCGCATTCAAAATATCCGACTGGCTTTGCGTACTGCGCGCCAACGCCGCTGGCCATCCTTCCGGGTTGCCAATCTTGGACGCATAAAACGTGTTTCCGCGCCAACCAAACAGCACGTCATTGAAATTCAGAACGCCATCCAGTAGCGGCGGAACGTCGTTGTCGAACTCAATCAAATCTGTCAGTTCGCCATTGCGCCAATCCAGGACAATTTCAATCACCTGAATCGAGTACGTTCCCGTCGCCCCGGCGAAGTTGACCGGCGTGGTCAGTGCCGCATCCGAATACAGCGACCCCGCGCCGTTCGTCGTCACGCCCACGTAGTAGTTTGTCGCGTTAACCGTCACACGGTCACCGTTTCGCAGGTCGGCAAGGTAAGACGTTTCGCTGCCCGTAAAGGCTGCGCTCCCATTGGTGAAGGTGGATGTGCCGCGCACGATGCTGCGAACTTCTCGAATCAACCGCCAGGGGCCAAAATTTCCTGCGCCCCATTGCGTGCCGCCGTACCACCACGCATCCGTGCCGCTGGCCAACGCAGGCAACACCACACGAATGCGGTTATTGCCGGATGACGAAAGTGTCTGCACGCTGGCCGGAGTCGGGTTGCCGGTCGTATCAGTAATCGTCCGCCGCGCACAGGCCACAATCGAGACAATGCCGTCCATAGACTTCGAGCCACCTGTCTCTGTGCTGACTGTGCCAATCGAAGCGGGAGGCTGCAACCCGGCGTCGTAAGCCGTGTAGGTCGTGCCATCCAGTAACGCGACGCGCAGCTTGGACGCGACCGAAGATGTGGTTACTCCCGCCAACGTGAACGGCGTGGACGTGGATTCGTTGATGTAAACTTGCTGACTGGTATTTTCCGAAACAAAGAAAAGGGCTGACCCTTGATAGCGCACCAGAGACTCTTTCGGCAGTCGCCCCGACACCAAGCCGCCTGCAATCTCGCCTCGGTACTGGTCTACTGCGTAAATCTTTGTGCCAATGTTCTGCGCGGAAACCTGCGTTGAGCCTTTGGTCGGCTTCAGTCGCCCGCCCGGTCGCACCCAATAATTCTGACCAGCATACAGCGTGTCCGGGCGCACGTCCGGCCCCCCGATGGAAGTCACAGGCCGATAACCCCCTGAGGCCGTCAGGATGGCAAGTGGTTGAATGGATGGCATTAGCTCGCAGAGTCAGGAAGGCCAGTCTGGTATTTTTCCGACAGGACGCGCGCCAGCAGTCGCACCAAATCCGAGTCCAGTTCCGGCGTCAGAGACGCCATCCCGCCCACAGACGGGTAATAGTTGGCCAGCACATTGAGCGGCCCCTGCACGTCCAGTTTGTCCGTGTCGTAGTTGCCGGAATTGGCCGAGCGCGTCCAAATCGAACCGTTATAAGTCGTGTAATACAGTTGACCGGGCAGCAAATACCCTTCAAAACTCGCACGTTCCGGGATATACAGCAGCTTTTGCCCGTTGACATCCTTGACGTGTCCCTTCGGCACGCTTTGCCAAATCATATCCACCGCCGCCGTCGTGACACCGGTTGCACTGGTCAATTGGCCTGCGCCCGTGCTTCCGCTCAGTGTAATGGAATACGTCTGCTGCAAGAGGCCGAACCGCTCGTTGTCCTCATAGACAACAATGCCAAGCTCTTGCAAGGCTTGGGTCTGGGCAAGCCCCGCCTCCACTTCCATGTTTAACCAGGGAGAGGTCGGGTCGCCTGCGGCTAAGAGCAGCAAGGCGCGTTGCGAACATTCGGCTTGTGTCATCGTGCAGGATAGGGAACGAGAATCTGTTGGCCGATGCTACGAATCTGGTCAATGTGGGCAGAGTAGTATTCGGCGTTCTGGCGTAAGGCATCGCCCCACGCACCCTCTTTCGGCAGCAGTTTAATCAATGCGCCCGCCACCACTGCCGCACGGTGGTAATCCCGAAGGCGCATATTGCCGCTCAGGGATGTGCCGCGCGCCACAGCCGGGCCGGTCAAGACCAGTGTCGTGGAACTATTATGGAAGACGTAGCCACCCGTGATGCAGTAGACCAGCACGCGCGGGTTCGAGAAGGCTGAGCCTGCGTTTGCAATCGCCCATTGCAGCACCTGAAACGGCTTTTCCGTAAACGGCTTGGCCGTTCCACTTTCGTAGGCATAATCAAAGATGCCCAAAAATGGCGTCGAGCCGCCGCTGTCAGTGGATGGAATGGCTGAACCGGAACTCAGGCCGGAGGTGATTGAGACAAACGCGCTACGCTCAGGATGGCGGCCATTGAAACAAATCTCCTTCAAAAGTTCATATTCCGCATCGAGGATGGCTTGCGTCTGCTGCGGTAATCCCCAATCCGTTGATGTGCGGTCAGCCACCGTAGACGTACCCGCCGCCACCAAGCTATAGGTAGACTCCGTGAGCGCGGGCGTTGTGGCGATGATGCCGTTAATCTGGCTTTCCACATCGGCCAGAATGGAGTTGTAAGTAACTGCCATTTATCGCTCTTGCAGGCCGTTCAGGTACACCGTGACGTTGCCGCCACCGGTAATGTCGGATGTGATGCGGGCGCGAAGGAAGCCAATGACGCCAGGATATGTACCATAGCCTTCGGTTCCCGCCGCCGCATTCGCCGCGTCAATCGTATCCAGTACGAACCACGTTCCGGCATAGTCTCGCGTCGAGGCTTGCTCAATCACGATGGTTCCGCCGGAAACAGTGCCGTCTGGTACAGTTGTCCAACTCCCCTGCTTGCAACTATTGAGTGCCAGTGGTTCGCCGGTTCCCGTTGTCGCCGCGCTCAGGCTCGCAAAGCCCGGTGGTGTTAGAAGTGCTGACATAATGTTATAATCCCAATGAAAAGAGCCGCCACGGTTGCAGCCGTTGGCGACTCAAGACCAAAACCGAAAGGATAAGTTTCGATATGGCCAAGCCAAATACTAATCTTCCGCCGCTAACCGAACAAGACGTTCAGCGGTTTCATTCAAAAATACGCAAAAGCGAAACAAACGCCTGCTGGAACTGGACTGGCACGAAAGACCATCGTGGATATGGGCTTTTCAAGGTTATAAGAAAAGCCGACGGCATTCGCCGGATGACTAAGGCGCATCGCGTTAGCTATCTCCTTGCAAACCAATTCGACCCGGGCGACTTGCTCGTATTACATGACTGCGATAATCCGAGTTGCGTAAACCCTAATCACCTTTCACTTGGCACTTGCAAAAAGAACATGCTTGACGCTAAGTCAAGAATGCGAACTCTTTCTGGTGAAAAGAACAAGCAAGCGATTTTTACTGAATCTCAGGTACTGAAGATTAGAGAGATGTACAAGAGAACTATGCGTAAAAATAAAATGCGCCGTCGTGTCGCTCTTAAATTTCAATGCTCGGAAGTAACTATTCAGAAGATGGTCTACAATAAGACTTGGCAGCACTTGCTTTAGTAGCCATATCCACTAATCATTACTCCAACTCCGTAAGTATCTGCGCCGTCAAAATCGGGCGCATATCCCCGCTTGACGTTGACGCCATCACGCGACGACGAAGCCCGGTAATCGTCGAACTGCTTTTGAAACCGCTTCTCATCTCGATCCAGTGCAATGGCCATTGCCTGCACTTTCAGCTTCCACGCTTCGGGGTTCTCCATTGGCGAACAACCCCGCCACGCGACTTGCGGCAGTGCAGATAAAGCGGTCTGCACCCGAACCAGATTTTGAAACGCTTCCAGTCCCACGACATCGGACGGTGACGCATAGTTGTAATTGGTTTCGTACCAGATTTCGTATTGCGCGGATTGTCCGGGAATCGGCACAGTGCGCGCATACCACGTCTGGCCAACGCGATAAAACACCAGTTCCGACGCGCTCCAGGGATAGGCGCTTTGCGTTTGCTGTGGCCCCTGATACCGCATATCCGCATCCTGCATCAGCGAGAACGGGACTTCCCGCCGCCAATGGTAGGTATCCGTCGGGTCAACGGTGTAGGCCAGAAAGGGACGCCCAAAATCCGTCGCGGTGACAAGATAGTCCTCAACTCCCGCCGCTGTCTGAAGCGTCCAATTGGAGACTGACCAGTGATTTCGCGTGTTGACCAGACTCGCCTGAAAGTTGAGAAGGTTGTCTACCAGAAACTCCATCAGCGTGTTATCGCTGGGTGAATCTTCGGCAGGGTTTCCCAACCGGCGGCGAATCAGCGCGACGTTTTGTGCATTCGTTGGCATAATCAGGCCGCTCTCTTCGTCGGCTTCGCTTCCGCTTCCGGCTTCGATTGTCGCTCAGCAAGCAGCATCTCAATCAGTCTGTTTTGCCGCTCGTTCTGTTCCCGAAGGATAGCGTTTTGCTCTTCCATCGCTTTGGCGAGTCCAGCGAACGGGTCATCTCGGCGACCAGATGCCTTATCTTCCGCCAGCAGATGCAAAGCCTTCGCCTGCACTTCCAGCGCCTCACCGACGCGCGGCTTGCCGGTACGAAGCAGCATCTCTTCGTCTTTTTCGTCGTAGCCCTTCTTGAAGTAGCCGCTCTTGTCTTCCGGCGACAACTGCATGCACCGATGCGAAAAATCAATTCGGTCGGATTGCACGCGGTCGGCCACATCACAAGCCGCAATCAGTTCAGCGGTTAGAATCGGCAGAAACTCTTTCAGGTCGGCGGGAAGCTCCATTCCCTCGAAGGCTTCCAGTCGGGCTTGCAGATGCGCTTTCAGTTCCGCATTCGTGGTCGGGAGATTGTTCAGCCCTTGCGGGTAAAACATCTCATTGAAGTCGTAAGTGTCGTAATAGACCGAGCGCAATCCCGCAAGAGATTGCAACTCGACAAGCCCCATCTTCAGTCCGGCGGACTTTTCCAATTCGGAAAGCCGCGTTGCTTCGTGCTCCGCGCGCTTCCAGTAATACGCCCAGATGACGCGCCCGTCTTTGGATGCCGGGTCTACCTGCTCCGAGCCGGGAATCCGCATTCCTTCCGGGATTTCCCAGAGGTTGCCTTTCTGTTGATGGCTTCGGCACGGGGTAATCTCCCCGCGAAGCAGTTTCTTGCCGGGAATGGCCTCCGTGTCTACTTCCAGTTCTGACCATCCCATTTGGACAAAAAAGCGGGGCTGGTCGAGATTCGGCGTCGTGTTAAGGCTCTGCCCGCCTGCAAACACGCGGTCGCGGGCGCTAGGCACTCGCTGGGGCGCTACTGCTGCTGCTGTCATTGGTTGTTTCCTTGATGTTGCCCTCAAAGACCTTTGTGGGCATGGGTTTGTATTTCCCGTGTTTCACGATTTTCGGGTTCATCGAGTCCGTGATTCGATGACCGTGTGCGTTCACCCAATCCTGAATGCCTTCCCGAAGCTTCCGGCTAAACTCCGCGTCGCGTTTCTCGGCGGCTTCCACCGTCCACTTGGCGATAAGCTCAGGCGTGGGCGCGTTCTCCCAATTTTCCGCCGCATCCCGGCGTTGCTTCATGCGCCGAATGCGCGTCAAGTCGCTGTCGGAGGGCGGACGGTACGCGCCAAGACAAAGATTGCCCTTGACCTGCCCCTCCCCGCTGCAACACAACTCGTCGTGATGGCCAATCAGGAAGACCGACGTGTAGAAGCCTTCTTCCGGCATTGGCCCCAGCACGTCCAGTCGCTCGAATCCTTCCCATTGATACCGCGCCTTCTCCCAGCCGTCGTCCTTCTTCAGTTCTGCAATGTCGTGAAGCTCTTCGACGTAGAAACGCGGTGTGCCAATGTCGTGAATTTCGCCGCCTTCTTCGTATCGCCAAAACGGGTACTTGAGACGCGGACGCCCCATCACCAGCATGGAGGTCGTGCGGAAATCCTGGCCCCACACGATGCGAAGATGACTGCGGCCTTCTACCGTTTTGCCCGCAATCTGGTCTATCCGTTTTTGCCAGACAGACAAGTCCACGGGCGAAGGCCGGTTCCCGGCTTTGACAATCTCAGATTCGAGGTCAAAGCCGGGATGGGAAATGTGCAATTTGCTCATTTAGTCTTGAACGAACAGCATAATATCCCCCGTCACCGTCGTAGCCCCTGAAGCGGTAAGCGTAAACGTGACGTTGGTATTCGTGCCGTCTGTACTGAGGTTGCTGGATGACGGGACGCTGCTAATCGCACTGAGGACGTACCGACCACGAGCCGGAGTAATCGCAATCGTGTCGTCCACCGCGCCATAGGTTGCCCGCCAGAACTCAACGTGAATCGGCCCCAACGGGATGGGCAGTCCCAGACTATTCGACGTTACCTGTGTTGATCCTAAAGTAGCCATTCAAGCCTCCTTTATGACCGACGACACAACAATTGAATGTCGGTGGTAACAGTGGTTGCGCCGCTCACGGTCAACGTAAACGTGACGTTGGTATTTGCGGCAGAGGTGGAAATGTTGTTGGACGACGGCGGCGCGCACAGCACGGCCACGATGTTGTTTGACCATCGCGGCGTGATGGCGATTGTGTCGCCTACCGTTCCGTAAGTTGCGCGGAAGAACTCGACATAGAGGCCAGCTTGACCGTAAGCAATCGGCTGGGACATGTCGGAGTAAATCGCGGTCGTGATATTGGTTGAACCCAATGTTGCCATTGAAAAAACTCCTTATAAAAAAAGGGAGTCCGAAGACTCCCGGTTGTCCCTACGCATTGGCGGCGGCTTGACTCGACAGGCCAGCCAACGCACCACGCTTAATTAGCGCGTTGCAGTTCGGCATCGGGCAACCATAGTTCCACCACGAACCGACCGCGCCGGTGAAGCTGTCGCTTCCGTAGCCGGACGCACCGGAGCGCATTCGCAGCTTGTTGCCGTCCTGGTCATAAATGCCGAATGGACGCTGCGTGTAGCGTTTGATTTCGTCCTTGACGACCAGATACACGCGATCCTCGTCGCAATCCGGGTCAACGGCTTCCACCGTGTCGCCGTGCTGGAATTTGTCGAAGCTTCCGTCGAAGATTTTGGCGTCGCCATCCCATCGCTTGAAGTTCTGCCCCAACTGTCGCAACGCCTGATCCTGCGCGAGAGACGTAATCGCCATCAGCGTTTTCGCCTTGCCGACACCGGCGCGCGCAATCAGGTTGTTCTTGGTATAGGTGAAGTTCTGGACGGTAATGGCCGCGCCTGCCAAATCCGTGACCGGCGCTTTCAGTTGCGGGTACGTGGCACGGCTTTGCAATTGGTACGTGCCGGTATCGTTGTTGACGATGTAGGCCAGTCCGCGCGGCGCTTTGTACAGCGAGCCGGACAGCACCCAAATATCGCCATCCGCCGCACCCGACACCGCAACCGGGATGGTCGCCGTCGTGTTGGTCAAGGCAGACGGAACCACCGTCGCCTTGTAGGTGGCCAGCGTGGAGTCGTACACATCGTAAGACTCCCCGACGCGCAAATGCGTCGCGCCTTTGGTTTTGCCAATCGAAGCGCCCGCCGCGTCCGCAATCGCGGAGTAAAACGTGACGGTCGTTGTGCCGGATTTGTACGTTGCGCGCAGGGCAGAACCGTCATCGAATGCCTGGAAGTTGGCTTCCTTCTTCAAGGCTTCCGTTTCCATCTGCAACTGCCCGGTCAGCCCGTTAATCAGGCTGGAACTGTCTTCGATGTTGGCCAGCACGCTTCCCGACAACTCAAACGCCTTGTTCAAGTTCATCGGGTAGACATACATATCGTCGAGCGTCGGAGCGCCCGGCTGTTTGAAAGAGCCGCCTTCTGCGATAGACCCGACGCCTACCGGTGGACGGAGATACGAAGGGATGCGAAATCCCTTGCCGTTGACGAACTTCGCTTCCGCTGTCTCGAACATGTTGTACGTGGCCGGGACTTGCTCGAATTGTGGCTGCAAGACATCGGCTGAAAGCTGTTCGAGTGCGGGCGCGATTACTGCTATGTTAATAGGAACACCCATTGCTCACTCCTTGCCCCTATCCATTCATCGCAGGAATCTGGCTGGCCAGGTGCTGTAGATATTCCGGCGTCACTTTGCCGTTCTTATCCAGCGCGGTAATCTTTCCATTGCCTCCGGCCTTTGCTCCCATTCCTGAAATTTCCGTGCGGACAGGTGCGTTTTGACGTTGTTGTTCGCGGTACGCTCGCGCATCCCGAAACACGCCATCGAGTTCTTTCACTCGTTCCCGAATCACTTGGCCAAGCCGGGTATTGAATTGCGCTGCGAGTCCGCGCGCTCTTACCTCATCTTCTCCGGCGGCCATTCCTTCATTTCGCAGCCGACGCATCGGCGCGTTGGAAAGAAGGCTCTGCGCGTCGTGATACATCTGCGCGAACTTCTGATCGGTCAGAAGTTCGGACATCGCTCCTTCGACCACGCTTTTGTAAATTCGAGTGTTGGCGTCTTTTTGGTCTGCGCCGAATGGCGACCACTTGGCGAGTTGTGCGTAATGCGCCTGTTCGTATTGGTTGCTGAGCTTGCTGACCGAATCGTAGGCTTCCTGTCTGGCAGCCTCGACTTTCTGGTTCCACGCTTGCTCTTCCTGCTGGCGTTGCGTCGCATCCAGTTGTTGCATCCGTTGCTCGCGTTCGAGCGTCCAGTTGCGAACCTCTTCCGGTTGCAGCAGCAAATCCTCCATCACGTTCGCGGGAAGGCTCTTGGCAACTTCGCGCAAGTGCTGGGGAATTGCGGCCAGCGTGTCCGCATCCAATGTGGCGCGGGGTTGCGAATCCTCAGGAGAGATGTAGCCCGCTTGTCGCAGCGCAGCGACCAAATAGTCTGGCTCTGTCTGGACAATATCGTTGACTAACTGCTCATAGACCGGTCGGGCTTGCTGGAACAAGGTGGTCAGCGCAGGCATTGTGCCGCCTGTTTCCGGCGACGCATTCAGCAACTGGCTCGTAAATTCCAGTCTGCTTTGCGCGCCTTCAATTCCGCCGAACTGCTCAAACGCCGCGACTTGTTGCCGCAATGCTTGGGCTTCTCGGTAGAGTTCCTTGTTTTGCGCCCTGACCTGTCGGATTCGCTCGACGAGTTGCGGAGTTTTGGCCGGGTCAAGTCCCGGCTCTTGAGCAAGTTGCTCCAAGTCCGCCTCATCATCGTCTACCGGTTCAACAGCCTGCTCATCATCCAGTGACCACCCAACGTCAATTTGATCGCTTGTGTCGGCCTGCTCATTGGCTTCAGCCGGTGGAATCTGAGAAATCGTCTGTTCACCTGCGCCTGCGTCGCTCGCGGCGGCGACTTCAGCCGAAGGGCTGGAAACTTCGGGCGTCGAAGTTTCAGTACTCGCGTTTGAAAAATCGTTCATTGTGTCTCGGAAATAAAAAAAGGCCGCGAGCCTGACGATTGGTGTCGTCAAAACTCGCGGCCTGAAGTCGGGTATTCATTCGCGCCGAAGCGGGAATGACCGATTGCCTAAAGGCGGCAATAAATTGTTTGGGCTATGACTCTTCTGTCACAGATGCCGTAAACGTTGTCTCTGCGTGTGAAACCAAATCTCGGATTACATCAATCATCTGCCAGCTTGGGTATGCCGTAAAAATCGGCGATGCTTCTAATTGATTGCGTAGGCGCTTCCAGTCGGATAGCGGCATCGTTAGCGTTACGGTAATCTCTGTTTCGTCTGGTTTTGCAATTTTTAGGGATGCGTTCATCTAGTTCTCCGGGTATTGCTTGATGCGAAATCCGTATTTTCCCGCAAAATGCCTGCAAATCTGCATCAGGCAGCGGAAAATCATCTCAATGTCGTTTTTGTCCATCTACCGCAACACTCCTAGCGCATAAAGCACTCGCTGGCGAAAACTTTCTTTTGTCTGCGCCCACGCAATGAGGGCATAAATATCCCATATAGAGCCGCCTTCAATCACAGCTTTGATCGTTGGGTAGTCATACATTGGGAGTTCTTGATAACTCTTAGAGGGTATCTCGATCATATCCTTTAAGCCCTCCGGCTGATTGAAGCCGTATCGTTCAAAACCCCAATCCCCTTCGGCTTCCCCTGACCATTCAGCCAGTCGCTGACAGCCTGATAGACCTTCTGGGGCTTGCCATTGACGATGCGCGGGTAAGTAATCAGTTCCTCCCCGTGTCCAACAACGATTCCCGGCGCGAGCATCACGTTTAATTTGGCTTTTTTGGCGTTCAACCAGAAGCCAATGTCCGCATCAATGCGCCCTTCGCCCCAATGTCCTTCCGCATCTGGCTTTTCTGAAAACCAGGGCAACGCTAACCGCTCAAAAAATGACTTACGGAACAAGGTCAGGCCAAAATGCCCAGTTTCAATCGGAACGAGACTTTCCATCAGGTTCAAATTGTGACCGCGTGCGAGAATTTCGCCCGTTCCGCCGCGTTTCATCTGGGCGGGCACGATACAATCCGCTTCGGGGCTGCGCGCCAGCAGGGAAACGAGGTCTTTTATGTCATCAATGACCGCATACGTGTCATAATCAGCGGTCAGGATGAAATCGAAGCCGTCAGAGCCGTCCTCAAAGTCAAATTCAATGGCATTTCGGATCGAACGACTCAGCGCGTGATGCCAAAAGACGCCATCCCCGCTAAACACGCTGATTCCAGCCATGTGCGCCAGCGCCAATAACCGCTCAAACGGGCGTAAAAAGCCCTGACGCGGCGTTGATAGGCATAAGGCGACCCGCGCGCTGCGGCTTCCTTCGGAAACGATGGTGCGCGTCTGTAATTCCCCGCGCTGCGCGGCTTCCAGTTCCTCTTGCGTGGCGCATTGGATTTCGCCATCAAGGTTTTGCCAGCGACCAGAGGCGAATACTTGCATGTGAGGCTGTGAGACCGGCTTTGGCTGGTCTGCCCGTGTCCTAAGTAGCGCCTTTATTCCCTCAAACTCTTCCGCTGTTAGTGTTCCGCCGCCGCTAGCGGGCTGGCATATCGCTTCCGGCTTCTTCTCCATCAACAGCGGCGCTAAATCATTTCGCACGCAAATCAGATTCGACGGCGTGCGCCCAATCACCGTGTAGCCGCGCGATTCGCACACATACCGCATCGCCTTCAGTCCGGCTTGGCCTTTACCGCCAAGCTCAGGAATGAACATCGGGTCAACATCCGGCGCATACTCGACAATCAACACGCGGGGCTTATACCGTATCATCGAATTGACGATGTAGTATTCCTGCGAATCTATGTCTATCGAAACGAGGTCAATATCTACGGGGACGTTGGCGCTTTGTAGGTAATTATCCAGACTGTCGAACTTGGTCGCACCTAAAGTATTCAACCAGCAATGCACGCTCGGAACTTCTCGGTATAGTTCCACAAGCTTCACGTACTGCGCCGGGTCACATTCAACCAGTAGCGCGTTCCATCCCTGCTCAATCAGTCGGCGCGTATTGCTGAAAAACAGCCCATCCGCCGCACCACACTCAAAGCACCACTTATTTGCCGTGCCGATACGGTCAAAGATGGCCTGAATAATGCCATCTTCGCCGTACTGACTGTACACGTTAAGCGGAGTGATGCTTTCAATGAAGGGAAGAAAGCGTTCATCAATCGCACCTTTAGCCTGTTGGACTTCCACCTTGAAGATACGATCTTCCTCCGTATCAGGCTCCGACCAAAACGGCAAATCGCCCTTCGAGCTCACCGTATGAGGCTTCTGCCCCATCAGGTTTAGCGACACCGGCAACGAGGCGCAGTCTTGAATCTCGGAAGTCCAGGGCTGAATCCCAACAAGGCCGCACTCTTCAAGAAGCCGTTTCAGCTTGTCGAATGTGAAAACAGCCTTGTGATAGTCGTTCTCATCCGTCTGCCCGCCGAAAAGGTACATCTGAAGCAAGTCTTCACTGATGCCATATTCCGGCCTTCGCCGACTCACAATCCACTCAAAATCCGGCACGGCAATCTTGAGCCAGCCGCCCGGCTTCAGCACACGCACCCACTCTTTCAGTACATTGAGCGTTTGGCCGTGCGGAAAGTGTTCGAGAACGTGAGAGGCGCGAACTTCGTCGTAGGCGTTATCGGGACACGGCACTGGCTCGTGGTCTGCTATCTCGCAACAGTGGCGCACAAGCGGAAATAAGGAGTCATCAGTTTTCGCGTCAAGGTTGATGTACCCTTCAAGCGGACAATCCCCAGACCCAAGATTGAGTTTCATTCAGCTTCCTTTTGCTGTCCTTGATAAAAGCAATGGCCACGCGCTCAAGGAAAAGACGCGCTTCGGGAGCTACCCTTAGGCCATCGCTGCTTGTGGTTTCGGCTTCGGACTTGGCCGTTTGGCCGGATTCGACGCATTCGCATCCGGTGTGTTTGGTTGAGACTTCTTCGGTGGTTTCTGCCCGTCCGCATCCTGTTCCGGCATCGCGGGCATCGGTTGCCCGGCCATTCCCACCAGTCCCATAATCTGCGCTTCCGCCATCACGCCTTCGACGTGCGCGGCAATCATTGCCTTGACGCCCTCTCGAAGCTCTTGCGGCGCTTTCTTGCCCTCGTCGGTCGTGAGCCAGTCGCGGCAGTACGCTATCGCCTGCATGTGGCCGAGTTCTTCCACTTCAATGGGCGGCACAAGAATGCCCAGCAGGAATTGTCCCGCCTCTGCCATCGGGTCAACCGGCACTTCCGCATACTGCGGCGGAGCCATCGGGTCAACCGGATCAGGAACAGCTTCCATCTTGGTCGGCGGCATCTGCTGCATCATTAGTTGCAGCATCGGCAACGCTTCGGCCATCTGGTCAATGCGCTGGCGACTGAGTTCGGCGGCAGCGGTGTAATCCTCGCCTGCCAAATCCACGTCGTACATTTCCGCCATTTGCTCGACCAAAGCAGGCGATTCGTTCATCGCCATCTTCAGCCCCATCAGGCCACCCGGAAAATTCAGCAGAAATTCTTGCCACCGCTGGCGGCGTTCAAAATTCGTCTGCGGCAGGAAGGATTCATTCGCCACTTCTGCAAAAAGTTCGACATCCACGTCCGCTTGTGACAGCCAAATGCCGTCCTGTTCACCGCGTTTCCCCGACAGGCTGATGTATCGCTCATCTGTGCCATATTTTTTGAATAGCTTGAGAATAAGTTCCGCGCCCACCCGGTCAACTTCAGCTTTCAGCGCCAATTGCGGGCCAAACAATCCCTGTGCGTTCGCCGCTGCCAACTGCGCGCCCGTCGCTGTCTTGTTGTCCAGTCCCAACGCCTGCCCAAGTCCGACATCGGTCACGCGACTGGCTTTTTGCAAAAAGATGTTCAGGTCATTGCCGTACTGGAAGTGCGCGGCGGTTGGTGGCTGCGGCGATAATTGATGCACCGCCGCCGAAATTGGCAACCGGTCATCCAGCGCAGCCATTTCGACGGGAATATTTTTCAGGCTGCCGAGATACGACGAAACGCCGTTCGGCAAGAGTCGCTGGTCATACAGCGTAGCGGGCATCGCAGAGGTGCGAAGCTGCGTGTAAATGATGGACATAATCAGGTTGTACTGACGCTGCCCTTCAATCATGTCTTCAATGCCGCTGCCCAGCGCGGAAATTGCCCGCAACCGGTACTCGCCGCCGACCCAATAGTCCTTATGGTGCTCGTTCCGAAGCTCAACGCAGCCTTCAATGCCTTCAATCCAGGCTGAGTACATTCCATCCGGGAACAACTCAAGCAGGCGCGTTCCGGCGGGGATGGTTTCACCGCGTAAGGTCTGGAAATCCTCTTTCAGGATGACGCGCGAGTACAGGCACGGGTCGAGCCAGACTTGCACGAAGTCCGCCGTCGGCTCATCGCTCAAATCCGTGCTCAGTCGCATCGAATTGGCTGAGTTGTACACGCTGCGCTTGAGGTCGTCTTCCGCTTGCAATCCGGCGGACTCGCCTTTTGCCGCTTTAATGGCAAGGTCAGGGAATTTACTTTCCAGTAGTGCCACGCGAACGCGGCGACGGCGAATCAGGTACGGGGAGTTCTGCGGGTTTTTCGTAAGATCGTGCTTTAACTCAAAGGCGGGAACGGGTTCACAGACTAAATCGCCAAGCTCTACTTCTTCGTAGCCCGTGACGGCTTCGACTTCGAGCGGTTCGACTTCTTCGATTTCGATGTTGGGGCTTCCACAGGCGGGGCATTGAACGCCGCCACCAATTTCAGGCAAGCCAGCGTCTGCCGCTGAAACTCCATTAGCCCCCATTGTTGCACCCAATTCGGCAAGGTGGGCATCTTCGTCTTGCTCATACGGCTCTAGCTCCGGCGCGTGCGGCGCTTCTAGTCCTGCTTCCCATTCGGCAACTTCATCGTGGCCAAATTGGGCGTTGATGGCAGCACGTTCATCTTCGGGTATTCCGCTGGGATTGCCCCCCATTGCTCCACCGGCTCCCGGCATAGCGGGAGTCGCCACCCCTTGCCCCAACTCGGCGGCGCTTCCTGACATTCCACAGTCGGCGCAGAAGTAGCTTCCATCTCCGAACTGGACTTGCTGTTGTTCAATCTTGGGTCGTCGGCCAACGCTTTTCTCCTCGTCTGAGTAGTAATAGTACCGCGCATACTTGCCGCATTGGGCAAGCGTCGCTTCGGTCTGCTTGAAGCGTTCGGTGTACAGCTTGCGCTTGAAGAAGTCAAAAATATAATCCGCCGCCTTCGCTGAGCCTACGGCTTCGTCTCGATCCGACGTTGGCCGCCAGTTGACATCCGTATTCGATTGCGTCCACTTGGCCTTGATGTTGTCCGAAAAGAAGCCGACCAGGTTCTGCCCGTACACCGGCGAGTCCGTGCGGTCAGGAATCGGCGCAGTCCGCCAGCCGCCCGTATACCGCCCACGCTTGAGCAATTGTTTCCCTTCAATGAAGAGAAATATCATCTCCCAGAGCAGCGTTTGCGATTGCCAGACCTGTTCCTCTTCCCTTTGGTATTGGTTCTTGGTCTGGCTGAACCAGTCCTTGCCCACAAAGACGGTTTTATCCTGCGCTCGCGCCTGTTGCGCGCGTCGCAGGCCGTCCGCTGGGGCAAGGTTCGGCTGTTCGCTAAAAGCTAAGGAAAGACCGGTCAATTCAGTATCCGCAGCGGCTCACGAACCGCGTTCCAATTGGCTTCCGCCGCGCGCCATTCCATCGGCCAACGCGCTTTCACTTCGTCCGGCGTCATTCCGACCGCTTCCGGGTGAAGCAATTCCACGTCTTCCTTAATATCGTCCACCCGCATCGCGTCGTCAATGTCGCTCAGGAACGGCGTTACGTCAGGGTCGGGAATTTTAGCGACCCGCTGCTGCTCGACAGCCAGCGGCGGAACATGGGCATAGCGCAGGAGTTCATCTGTCAGCCGCTTCTCCCGTGCGCGCCAGTCCTGTTCCGCCTTCTGCCAGTCCGCGCGAATCTGCGCTTCCCGTTGCAGAAAAAAGCGGGCAGTCCAAATCAGACTACCCGCACAGAGGACAATGGCGGCGAAGAAAACAGCGAACAAAAACATTATTGCGGGAGTTCGGCAGTGTAGCTCGTTGGGTTCGAGACATCCGGCGTATTTGCCGACACCAGCGCGCGCAGTCCGGCCACAGTGGTTACGCCGGTTGTTGACGGGATTGCGCCCGCAAGATTGCCGATGCGCACCCCACGCTGAAACGCCAGAATCGCATCTTGCGCGTCGCCGGCCACCAGCGGCTGATTGCCCATCGCGTTAATCAGCGCCGTCACCGTGCCATTGGCGTTGACGATTGTGTCGGTCAGCACGCCGTTGAGCGCAGCAAAATTGATGGCAGACAGCGCCTTCCGGCACGCCTGCTGATTGTCCATTCCTTGTACGATTGCCATGTTTTACCCCTTTTTGGTCTTGGGAGCCTTGACTGGCTCCGGTTCGATTTTGACCGGAGCCGGAGCATCGGCCAGTAGGTCAAATTCCTGAATTGCTTCCACACAACGCGCTTCCAAGCCGCCAAATTCCTTGATCTTGCCTTCTCGCATCGCGTGAATCGTGTCGCGCACGGTGTCGCGGACGACCGGTGTCACCGGCTGCTCAATCTGCAACGCGACCGCCGCGCAAATCTGCTCTTGGTTCGCTTCAATTGCTGCCCAATCCATTGAAATAATCCTCGCTTCCATCCGCGAACGGGGACGCCGGAGAAAAGGCGTCATCCAGGTCGGGATTTTGTTTCTTGAATTTCCCTTTCGCCTCGCCTTCCTGCCAGGCGTGTGCAATCTCCCATCCCTCGCGCGCCCATCCGTCCACATCCGGCGCATCCTGTCTGCGCCAACCCGCCGGAATCAACTGCTGTATCTGCTCCGCTTCGGTCAGTGCCGCCGCGCTTGGCCCCCAATTGGCCGTAATCATCCTCGTGCTGTCCGCCGTGTCTTCGTCGGCCTTCATTGGCTCGTTTTTGGACATTCCGCCCACGCCGAGCACATCAGGCCGATACCGCCAGCTAATCGTTTGCCGCCGGTGGATGGCCAAGCCGCGATCATCACGCGGCGTCTCTAGCTGGTCATCGTCCACAATGTCGAACCAGCCAGGACAGCCCAGCCGGTAGCTGCCATCCGGCAACTGCTCATCCGCATGGAACGGATGCGGCTTTGTCCTGTCCGCGCGTAGGAAGTGCCGCCACTGGCTTAGGCCAGCGGTTTTGGCGCTGTTACACGGCTGAAAGGGGAATCCGTATTTCTGACTGTAGGTCTTGCGCTCGCTGAGGGCTTCGTGGCTCATCCGCCAGCGTTGAATGTGTTCATCCGGCCACATCGCCGCTTTTACGGCTTCGGCTTGCTCGTCAACTCCGACTCCGTTGAAAGTGAGTCCCCGATAGCGGAAGCGCAAACCGGGCAGCTTGGAGTTTTGGGCGCTGGTTGCGATCCATGTCCAGGCAGACAAATGACCAGCGGTGAATCCCACGTCATGTCCGCACTCGCATAGCCAGTGACTTGGGATGCGAGCAGTGCCAAAGACTCTTTTGAAATCAGACCATGTAATAACGTGGCTTTCTTCGTCATATTCAGGAATTACGCGCCCTTGCTCTGACGCGCTAAAGTCGTGCTGATACTCGGCTAAGAATGCCTCGCGCCCAGAGTCGTCCAAGAACTTCTGACACGCGGCAAGGTCGAAATCCTGCCACGTCGGGCGACCGGCGACGATGATGTTTCGCTGCCCGTCGTCCGTCTGCCGGGCTTCGATTTCCAGCCCCTCGAATGCCGGGTACGGGCCGGAGATAATCCGGCGGCTCAGCGCGTCAGATTTTCGCGTGTAAATCTGATTTGCAACACTGTTGCGATGAATCAGATTTTGAGCAAACAGAATGCGTGTGCGGTCTGTGCCGGCGGGAACGATCGAGCGCGTCAACCGGCTCAGTTTGTTTTTCACCACCAGCGGCGAGTCGTCCGCCTCGTCAATATCGTCAAAAATTATCAATGTCGGGCGCAGGTCGCCAACGCGCTTTCCGCGAATGGCAACGTCTAGCCCAACAGGGCGAATTGCCCAGCCGCTGCGGGTGCGTAAAAAATCCTGCCGCCAGCCGTACTGGTTGCCGTGCTTGCCGATTTCAGGATCGGACAGCCCCGGATAGTAGCGCGTGACTTCCTCTGACTCGATACGCTCCCGAATGCTGGCCACATGGTCATTGGCTGACTCTTGTGTGCCGCACACATAGAGCACATAGCCGGAACCGACAAGAGCACCTTCCGCAATCGCCGCCCACTCCACATTCGAGCTTTTGCCAAATCCGCGCGGCCATAGGGCTAGAAAGACAAGGTTATCTGCCGTGATCCGCTCGCCCGCTTGGAGCCGTTGTGTAACAGACCAGTTCCAATTCCAAAACTCCGCGTGAAACGGAGCAAAGCTGCCGGTAAACGTGCGCGGCCCAACGGAACGCAGCCAGGTTTGCCACTCAGCTTCGATGCTGGCCGGATTGCGGCTGGTCGCGGCGAGCTTTCGTTCCAGCGCGGCGGCCTCGGCGAAGACGAAATCAATGTCGGAGTGCATTTCTTAGCGCGAAACCGGCAATTCTAATCAAAGTCCGGTATCCGCCCGCGTTTGGGAGCATTTTTAGGCTGTTTCAGTAGTGTTTTCTGTAAAATCTTTCGCCGCTAACTGCGCCTCATACTGCGCCAGCAGCCCTTGCGCCCTTATCCGCGACGGTTTCGGAATGTCCGGCTCAGCCACATACCGGCGCAGATTGATAATCTCCGCTAATAGCTCAATATCTGCATCGCTTACGCCATACGCGGCTAGAATTTCAGATAGGGTCATTAGGCGTCACCGGCTCGCTGCTCTCAACAAACTGTTCGCCACATTCCGGGCAGTACACCCAGCCATTCACGCCAAGCGCGGCCTTACCCTCAAATGCGGGCTCATATTCCAGTACGACACCGCACCAACCGCACGCCTCACAGCGTTCAACCGCAGCCAGCAGTCCGGCATAATCCGGCAGGTCTAGCTCAATTGACATATTGACTCAGCGTCGGCGCTTTCTCGCGCAATGCGGCCAGTGCCGCCACGCGATCCATGCCGGCTTCGACCAGGCGCGCGAGCAACTCTTCCGCCTTTTCCCGTAGCTGCGCGTCGCTCCGGCTCTCGGTAATCGCCGTCGGCTGGCTGTCCATCAGGCGCAATTTGTCGAACGTAACCCCAAACGCCGTAACAAGTTCGCCATAGCGCGCGGATTCAATTTTCGATTCGTCAAACAGGGCTTCCGCAAGGCGCGCGTTCAAGGCGCGAACAGTGGCGGTGGCGCGTCCGGCTTTTTTCGCGGCGTAATCAGCGAAAACCGCGTCACTTACGCTCACGCCCTTTGCCCA